TGCCGATGACGTGTAGTGGGTGACGTTGGTCTAGGAAGGCCGGGGGGATCTGAGCCGGTTCAACGGCGGGCCGGTCACGAAGGCATCAGGCCGGATTCAGGTGCGCCAGCAACTCAACGTTGACACGATCACCGTGGCAGACCCCGGGCGCGAGTCCATCCAATACCAAGCCATAAAGGCCGATGCGCGCAAGGCGCTGTCGACTGCAAGCGGCGCCCTTTCTGACGCCGCCGGGCCTATCTGCGGCATCGAACACTTGGGCGCCGAATTGATCGCAGACCTTCCGGTAAGGGGCCTGATCGGCGTCCGCACACGAATCATTTGCAACTACATCGAGGCGTGGGGAAACCCTGCGCGCGCACCGTAACGTAAGGAGCAGCACACATGGCTTTCCCGGCAGTAAACAAGAAGTCGAATTACGTCAAGGGCGGCGGCGTGCTGCGTTTGGCTCTGCGCGACGCAACCGGCCCGCTCGGGTTCTACGATCCTGGCAACGTCCCTTCGCTTGAGCTTTCGCGCGAGGTCGAAACCAGCGACCACCAAGAGGCGCGTTCCGGAACGTTCCAGACCGATGCCACGTTCACGATCTCGGAAACCAACACGATCACAGCGACGATCGAGAGCATGACGCTCGCGAACTTCGCATTGTTCCTCGGGCTGGATGTCGAGGAGCGTACGATTTCCTCTGGCTCCGTCACTGACGACGTTCTGCGCGGAGCGACTCGCGGCGCATCGTGGACGCTCGGCTACACCGCTGCGAACCCAGAGGGCTTGCGGGCTATCTCGGCGTTCACGTCGCTGACCATCGTCGCCACTGCGCACGCCACAGCAACTGTGGTTGCTGTCGGCAAGGTCGTCAGCAACACCACGGAAGCCTACGTCTACACCGTGGCTGGCACAACCGCTGGCTCTGCGCCGACGTTCCCGACTGCCGGCGCCACTGTCGCCGATGGCACTGCAACGCTCAAGCACCTTGGCCCGCTGCTCGTCGACTCCGGCGAATACGCCGTGAGCCTGAACCCGGCATCGATCGAGCTTTCGGGCGACTCGACGACCGATATCAACGTCGCCATCGCGCGCATGCCGGCCGGCTACTACCTGAGCTTCACTGCGGTCTATACGAAGTCGGCTGACACGCTGCAGCGACTCAAGCCGCAGGCGGACGACGCCGAGTATCTGGCACGCTTCGACGGCCAGTCTGCGCAGGGTACGCCGCTGAACTTCGTCGCCCCGTATTGCACCATCGTCGGCAACGGCACAAGCCAGTGGATCAACGCGAGCGAGCCGCAGAACTTCTCGATCACGTTGACGGCCCTGAAGCGCGATTCCGCGAACGCGGCAATCATCCCGTTTGGCGCCACGGCTGAGATCCCCTGGAGCTGATCCGTGACCCTCGCCGAACTCCTCGCCATGCTCGGCATGTGCGCGCCGGGAAACCTGCGCGCGCTTGACCCGATCGTGGCCGCCGTGCCGTTGCTCGCGCAGCGGCTCTGTGTGTCCATTGATGACGTGTACGCGATGCCCGTGCGTACCGTCGCCGATGCCGTGGCGGTCGAGTTCGCCGACTGGATTTCGGATTCCGTTGTTGCTGAAGCCGACGAGGCGGTGAAGCACGCCGAGGCGGCAATCGACCCGGCGCGGATGCGCGAACGGATGATGCGGAGGGCCGCATGATCCGCGCCGACACCGCAGGAATTGGCAACCTTGCGCGCGATCTTGCGCGGGTCGTGGCGGATGTGCCGAAGACGTTTCAGCAGGCAGCTTCATCGGTTGCGCGCGCTTCCGGCACTGAGGCGAAACGCGAAATTACGGCCATCTACAACATCAAGCAGCAGCGCGTCGGCGAGAGTTTGAAGTCTGTCGCGAAGGGCTTCGAGATCATCACCACCGGCAAGGCCAAGGGCATCACGCTGCAGCAATTCGGCGGGCGCCAGACGGCCAAGGGCTATTCCGCAGCAGTCCGCAAGGGCGCGCGCAAGCTGATCAAAGGCGGATTCACGCCGACCAAGTTTGCCGGCGTCCCGTTCAGGCGCGAAGGATCCGCGCGGCTGCCGATCAAGGTTCTCTACGGCCCGTCGATCGCCTCAATGCTCCGCAATGACACGGTGCGCGAGCGCTTCGTCCTACGCCAATCCATCCGCGCCCGTGACGAACTCACGCGCCGCATCTTTCGCGAGTTGAAGCGCTGATGGCACGCGACGAGACAATCAAGCTATCGCTGATCGATGGCGTAACGAAGTCGCTCGCGTCGATTCAGAAGGGCGTCGGCGGTGTTGGTGCTGAACTTGCGAAGTTGAACCAGGTCAGCGAGCTGGCGGCCAAGGGCTTTGGCCTGATCGGCGATGCGGCAGCAGCATTAGCGGATCTGTGCAGGCGGTCGGCAACCTTGAAGCCGCGCTAGCCCGCGTGTCCGACATCACGGGCGCGACTGCTGCCGAACAGGTGGCGTTGCAAGAGGCCGTCAACAACGCCGTCAGTACCTTGGGCGTGGCCGCAGATCAGGCGGCCGGCGCACTGCTGCTGATGGCTGAGGACGGATTCAGCGCAAGCGAGGCGGTCGGCTCGCTGAACACCGTGCTTGCGTTTGCGAAAGCGAATGCACAGGACGCGGCGACCGCAACTCAGGCGCTCGGCGGCGTGCTCGACACGTTCGGCGAAAAGCCGGCGATCATCGCGCAGCTTGCCGACCAACTGACCGCGGCATCGCGTGCGGCTGGTGTCGGCACGGTCACGCTGCAAAACGGTCTTGCTGCCATCGGCGTGCAGGCAGAGCAGGCCGGGCTCGGCGTATCCGAGGCGACGGCCGCTCTCGCTGCGCTGGCATCGCGCGGCATTGAAGGCACGCAGGCCGCAAAGCAACTCGGCACCGTTCTCACCGAACTGAACAACCCGGCGAGCGCAGCAGGCAAGGCGCTTGACGAGGCGGGGCTCAAGGGCAAGTCGTTCGCCGAAATCGTTGACGTATTGAGCAAGGATGCGGCCAAGGCTGCGCCGATCCTTGAGGCGCTCGGCAACCGCCCGCGGGCAGCGCTGAAGGTGTTGCTCGCTGATGGCGGCGGCGCGCTGCGTGAATTCAACACCATCGTGGCCAATGCCGGCAATGCGAGCGCTGACGCTGCGGCCAAGATTGACGAGACTTTCAACGGTGCGCTTGCCCGTCTTCAAGCCACAATCGACAACCTGCGCAACAAGTTCCTAGCGCCGATCCTTCAGCCGCTGGCGGACGAGTTCGCGAAAGTTTCCGAGCAGTTAAACGGACTGGCGGATTCTCCGCAGTTCGCGCGGATCAGGACGCAATTTGCAGAGTTCGCTACCGCAACAATCAAGTCTATTGGCGACATTGTAGCGAACGTCGATCTTGAGCAACTCGCAGGCGATATCGCTGACTTTGGCGGCAGGGCAAAGCAGGCTTTTGATGCGCTAGTTGTGGTTGTGGAAGCGACCGCCACCGCGATTCGCGGCATTGCTTCCGCGATTGCGTTTGTGCAGGAAAAGGCCGAAGAATTCGAGAGGTTCACGGGCCTTGCGGCGGATGGCGCCAAGCGTATCGGCGTCGCCAGTAGCGATGCGTCGCTCTCGCTGAATCGGCTTGGCACGACGCTAGACAAAAACAAGAAATCGACGCGCGAGTTTGCCACAGGCGCAGAAGGCGCGGCCGATAGTGCGCGCGTGTTCGCCACCGCGGTAGAAGATGCCGGCGATGCCGCCGAAGATGCGGGCGACAAGCTCGGCAAGATGCCGGAGCCAGCAAAGCTGAGCGTCAAGGCTCTTGATCAGACGAAGGAGTCGGCACTTCAGCTCGCCATTGCTTTTGAGCGGGTTCAGGTCGGCACGTTCATTCGCTCGATGGACTTGCTGCGCAATGCCGGACTTCAGACATCCGACACATACAAGGCGCTGAGCGCGCAATTCTTGGCCGCAGAGGGGCGCATCAATGCGCTTACCGCGGAGCAAGAAAAGCTAGCCAACAAGACGGAACAGGTAGAGCAGAAGACACGCAGCGCAACCGCGAGCCTTCGAGAGTATGCAGGCGCCGCACGCGACGCCGGCAATGCTGCGGGTGAGGCCGGCGACGCTGCCGAGTCTGCCGGCGACTCATTCGGCAACATCGCGCGGCAATCCAGCGCGGTCGAGATCGGGCTCGGCAACCTCACCGAAGCCTACGTGCGCGAGGCGCTTGCCGCGGCTGGCTCGGCGAAATCGGCGCGCGAGTACATCCGCACGCTGAATGGGTTCTTTGCGGCTGCGGCGGATGTTGAGAAACAGCTCAAGGATCGTATCGACTCGCTCAGCAAGTTGAATGTGGTTCTCTCGGAAGAAGACCAGATCCGCGCCCGCCTGATTCAGCAATACGGCAACAGTTCGCGATTGGTTGAGGAACTGGTTCAGCAGGAATTGCGACTGGCCGAAGCCAAGCGAAAGACCAACGACGAGGCGGAACGCGGCATCCAGATTGAAGAACGCCGCGTCAGCGCCGGCGCGCTCGGAACTGGCCGCGCAGCCGATGCAGCCCCGCTATCCGTCGCAACCGGCGGTCGTGGCTCCACGCAGCAGGGCGGCGGCGATCGCGCCACGTCACCGCAAATCGTCATCAACGTGCAGGGCATGACCAGCGATCAGGCGCGCGATTTCGTGTCTCGCTCGGTTGTGCCCGAACTCGAACGCATCAATAGGCTTGGCCGCTAATGCGCTACCCGACAGGGCTTGAAAACATCGTGCGGTTGGCCACGTTGACGGCCACGAACTGCGCTGCATCGTCGGCGTGGGAACTGCGCACGCGCGATGCTGACGGCGGCGGCTCCGTGACGCTTGCGGGCAGCACGTACACCGGCGCCGATGATGCGGCTGTCGACATTGAAATCACGTCGTCAACGATCAACGGGGCGCCGCAGATCAGCGCGCCCGTTTTCACTGGCGTT